CTTGCATTGTCGCAATATTTGCCAAATATTGTTTGTCCTCTTCACTTCCAATTGTAAGACCTGCCTGATTAATTGCTGATAGTCTTTCATCTAACTCAGCGGCAGCAAGACCCATTTTACTTAAAGTCCCTCTCGCAATTCCCGCTTGGTCTTCCATCTCTCTCAAGGTTAAAACACCTTGAGGATTAATTTTAAACGTTTTTGTCTCTTCGTCAAAGTAGGTAAATTGTTTTGCAACCTTAGCTAAACTATCTTGTAACCCTGAAGGGTCATTAATTGATTGATTCATTAATTGGAATGGGTCCACTAAATCCCCTGAAGCAACACCTAATCTTTGAAATGCAGATGCAACTTCAATTGCCTTATCAGGACTAAATAACGAATCCGCAAAATTTAAGGTTGCACTCATATCCACTCTTAACATTGAGGCTTTTGCCGCCATTTTTGCCATACCTTCAACTCCACCTTGAAATTGGTATCGATTCATTTGGTCCATATTTTTGGCAACATCACTCATAATTGCTTTGGTATTACCACCAATACTTCGAATATAGTTAACCGAACCTTCCAATTGTTCACCCATTTGTTCAAGACCAACACCAACATCTAAAAATGAATTAGTTAAACTTTCTGCCGAACCACCTACAACTTCAGTTGCTGCGTAAAGTTTTTCAACATCTTCAGTGTTAGCAATAATATTACGTCTTGACGCTTCAGCAATACCTTTCATGGTTGTTTGGACATCCGTAATAGACCCACCTAAACGAGTAATTCTTGGCACCGCATCAGATACCGCACCCATCAATTCGGATAATCGTTCTTGTCCTTGACCAAAAGTTTTATTAATCTCTACAGAAGTTCTGTAACTATTCTCAATTGCCTTGGCTAAAACATTCCAATCTACGGTCGCCTCTTTTGCTAATTTCTGAGCAAAACTTAATTTTTCAACACTTTCTTCTTTTGATTTGTCTTTTTCGTCTGCCATAATTTGAATAGTATTTTAATATAAATACAAAAGGACTGAGTTTTCAGTCCTTTGAGTTATCTTCAATCCACTTATCTAATAAATATTTTCTAACAAATAGTGGCATTGCTTGAAAATCTTGATAAGTTATGTTCATTAGTTTGTTCAAATAGTAGAATTCATCTATCTGTCCTTTTCTATAATCAGAAGAAAGGACGAAAAAAGTCAACCCCAAATCCGACATTAACTGTCATCTTTTCTCCTGATGGGGTAATTACAACTCTACTTAAATTTAATCTTGGTTCATTATCATTCATAAATTTTCTTATGAATTTTGAATCCAAAATTGGCATTTGTTCGACAAATTTGGCTATTTCTGCTTTATCAGTAGTTCCATTTACTTCTATAATCTCTTTTTGTAATCTCCAAGTAACTTTTGGAACTACTCTCCCTTTGGGATATGATTCTTCCAACTTACTTATTTCTAAAACTTCTCCATAAGTTAATGGTCTTAATTTAACTGTTACCTGTGATTTAGGTAGTTGTATAATAAAACTACCATCTTCATTAGGTATTTGTCCATTAATAACATTTAATTCATCTAAAGGAACTGTTGCCTGAAATGATTTTCTTGTTGAAGGGTCGATTAAATTCAAATTAATCTCCGGTCCAAAACCAGTATTTCTCAAAAAGATTAAAACCGCCTCCACATCACCTTCTAACATATCCTCAACTTTTAAGTCCGGTTCATATATTTTACTTCTTAATAGTGTTGTGGTCATATCATTTCCACCCCCCATTAAAATGTTTTCATCATTAGCCGTTAGATATCCTACCTTGATAGATTTCTTTTTGTTTTTATAAAATATTCCTCCCGATGGTAGTGGTACTACATCGTGTGGTAACGTAAAATTTTGTTGTCCGTATTCGATTGCTTGATTTTCCATATAAAAAAATAACCGTAAAGTTTATGTCTTTACGGTTAAATATAATTAGTATTGATTTTTTATCAACACATATGTTTTTATTAGTATTAAAAAATTAATAAACTAACACACAACGGTCCATTCTTAATGATACACTAATGTCAGCAAGACCATCAGTACTGTACCCTAACGAACCAAAGTCAACACTAGTTAAGAATGTACCATACAGAATCCATTTTTCAACAACAACTCCTGTCGGGTCTAACATCTCAAGGTCAATATCTTTCTTATAACCCGCAGCATAACCCATACGACCTGTAACAGATTCAGCGTGTAAACGAACCCATTCCATAAGTGCTTGTGCCGCAGACGGTCCAATTGGGTCTCTAAATTTAACAGGTATTTCATCCCAGTTAAATCTTCCCGCAACATAAGTTGAGGTGTTTAAAAATTGTATTTCAGTTGGATTAATTTTAATTTTAGGTCTTGCAGTACTTTCCACAAACCATTCGTTAATCCCTAAGCTTGATGGAAACCTTAGTATGAATCGATTCTGTCTTTTCGGTTCGTAAGGAATCGGCATTTTCATCAATAAATCAGCCATATTATTTAAATTAGTTTTTCTTTGTTTATTATCATAAATATATCCAAAAGGAAAATATTTTTATTGACTTTCTGAATTTAATTTATTATCATTATAATCCAGTCTAGTTTATTTAATTCTAGTTATTTTAACTAGTTTTTTTTATTTAATTATTTAATACTAGTTCTTTATTACTAGTTAATATTCTTTTTTTATTCCTCCTGCTGTTGAATAAGTTTTTACAATATTGTCTTCTTTGTCTTTGAAGTGTTTTTTCATAACCTCTACGTTTCGAACATCATCGTCTGAAAACCCAATTGTTGGTTTTGACGGAACAAAATTATTACTCACGTCTTTTTTAAGGAACGCCTTTTTATCTATTTTTGAAGAGATGTCTTTAATGTAGTCCACAAATTTATCCATCGCACGAACTTTCGCTTCTTCAGGATTTGCAGCGCCTTCAGGGTCATTATAAGAAACAGGATGAAATCTACACATATCTAAATATGTTTTAATTAACTCATCATCACTCATTTCATCATCACCTGAAATACTTCTATATTTTTTTAAGTTTTTAATTAACTCATCTTTATCAATACCATTAAATCCTTCAATTATGTAATTGTAAACGGCTTGTTTTAAGGTATTAGGATTATGTCCTCGAGCGGTTATTATAGAAAAGATAGAACCTCCGTTAATAGCCTCTCTAAAGTCGTCAAACGCTGGTCCAAGTTTAGCCCTCATTGAGTCAATCAAAAAGTTTTTATCTCCCGGTGTTTGGAAATTTTTAAACGGTTCTTCACCATATCCAACAACAGTCTTACCATTATAGTCAAAAGGTTCTTTTCCTAATTGATGTCTGTATTCGGCAAAATCATCAGTACTCATACCAATTTCACTACCGGATTCAGTTTTAACCATAATTTTGGTTGGCATATGAACTATGTTATCATCCCAATCGAATGCATAATATTTCATATCAGGTGTACCCTTTTCGTTAATCCCTTCTTTTAATGTATTTTTTTTCATAATTGGCTAAAAAGTGGGGACGTATCCCCACTTATGGTTTTTATTAAATATTCTCGAACGATGCTCCTGTTGGAGTAATGAAGAATTCAATATCGATAAACTCTAAAGCTTTCGTTGGTTTCAAGTAAATTTTACCTGTTAAAGTATTTCTATCTAAATCCTCAGGTGAAGATGAAACTGTTACACGGAAATCGTATAAACCTCGGTCTCTTCTGATTGAGTCTAAGATTGGGTTAACACTATCTAAGAATTGTTGTCTAACGATTTGGTCGTTTTGTTCGAACAATAATCTTACCGCCACCGCTGAAATTAACTTACGAGCTTGAAGTAATAATCTTCTTACATTCAATCTATTAAGTGCTGTATCTGCAACTTGTAATGTTTTATTACCCCAAATAACTGTACCTACATCAGAGAAAGTTGCAATAGGGTTAATTCTACCTTGGTAAAGTGTATCCCTATCTTCTTGAGTTAATTTAACTCTCGCTTTAACTGAGTTTACAAGACCTCTCGTATAACCCGCTGATGCGAACCATGGGAATGCAATGTTATCTGTTAACGCTAAGTTTCTACAAACTTCACCTGTTGCAGGTAAATAAATTTGTGTATTATTAACAGTATCTCTTGTTAAAATCCAAGGATAGTAAGTAGCGGTATAGTTAGAGTCAATTCCTGTGTTGTCTAAGTTATCAACAGCCTCTTGAGAATAAATAATGTCTTGTGGATTAGTTGCATCCGGTGTATACATATTATAATCAGGTGTTGTTGTAATATAAACTGAGTCAGCTCTTTGAAACTGAATCATGTCAATTGCCTCTTCACATAAGTTAGAGTTATTAATATAATCAATACTTGAAGTTGCAAACACATTAATGTTTGTCGCCTCAGGATTTGAGAATGTTAAAATACCAAGTAAGTAAGCGTAATAGTCAGTATTTGCAAAGTCTTGAGTGTTGTTAGCAACTGTAATTCTTTTAAATAACCCTTGACCCGTAGCATTAGGATATCTCGTAGAAGACGATGCTCCTGCTAAGAATCCTGATTGACCTAATTGGAATCTATCTTGATTTGTTCTAAACTCTCTATAGATATCCCATCCATCAAATCCACCCGCAAAACATAAAGTATATTTTCTTGAGTAAATAAAATAGTAAGGATTTTCTTGGGTTTCAGGGTCTTCTCTAAATTCCGCAGTACCACATTCAAATGCTGTTTGACCACTAGTTAATGAACTATTTGAAATTGTAACTACTGTAGCACCTGAGTCCATGTGAAAACCTTTACTTACATAATTCCAAGCCGCTCCTTCAATTGGTTGAGGTGCAACAACCCAAGATTGTGGGTTTTGTCTACCTTTATATGTTAAGAATGATTCATCAATACCATATTGTGTTGAGAACCCTAAATAAGTTCTTCTAACAATATCTCCCGGAGATTCCACTAAATTAGAACCACCTGTTGCAGCTCCAAATGGTGGGTTTGCAATAGTTTCACCAGGGAAGAAATATTTTGTTTTGAATTTTGGAACCGGAGATGGGTTTAAAACCGTATCGTATTCTCTTTGAGTATATCCTTCAAATCCACAAGGAATTGCATCGATTGGTGCTTCATCAGCCATCTCAACCATTACATATTTTGAAAGTAATGCGTACTCACCATTAGTTGTACCAATTTTCTTAGCAACAAAGTTGTTAGAGAATGGGTCCATATTACAGTTAGTGAATTTCTCAATAACAACTGGATTAGAATCTGTGTCAAAGAAATTTCTCACTAACACATCAAATGTCATATTATTGAATGATAAGTTAGCAATAGACACTTTAACCTCTAAATTCGCCGCGTCCCCATCAGAGATTGAGACAAATTTAAATAATTTATAAACTTTATTACCTCTTAATTCAGAAACCAAGAATGGTGTAACCGGTGATTGATATTGACCAACACTGTATGCAATTGATGAAGAATTTTCACTTCTAGCACCTGGTAATGCAACCAATTCAGGATTAATACCTCTAATATAACCTTGGTTATAAGCGTAAGCTAATGACCCAGGATAAATTTCTTCAACAAACAAAGGAACTTCATTTCTTGATTTTCCAAAATTATCAACACCTAATACTTTAGTAATAAATTTTGAAGATGCCGCAGATAAGTTAGTTTCAAATGTAAAATTATCACCATCTTTAGTAACACCTGATAAACCAAATGACGCATAAGGATTTTTATCTATACTTGAATATTGGTCAGTGTTTAATAATAACACGTTGTTTTCGTCATTTACTTCATAAACAGGTCCGTGATTATCACTACTTGAACTATTAACATATAATGAGATACCTCTTGAACGAAGTGTTGCTACAACCATGTTGTTATATTCAGTATATGCAGTACCAATAAAAGTATAATACTCACCTGAGATTGTTCCTGAAAAACTATCACTTACTCCTG